GTTTTCTTGTAATATTCCTTGGGGTTTTTATCCGCCAACTTGTCATATTCGTCGCTTCCAAATAGGCTAGCCATCACAAAGCACTCCCCTGCTGCCAAATCATATCGTAAGCAGTGAATGACAAAGTTATCGAGTTTGTATTGCCTCTAATTGTAGGGCTGGCGCATTCTCCCATACCAACCACTGTCGTCCAGGCAGCAGACGTCACATTGTCAGACCAATTAGCTTCGTCCCATTTCGAAACATCCCACAACGCAACGGAAAGCTCTGGGGTAGTCGGTATGTTGGTCGGGTTTACATTTGAAAAGTCTAAGTTCAAATCAACAGCAACCGCAGGAGCGCCGTTTGTTGTGAAATGCGGCCTGCATAATGTAAAAATCTTCTGATTTCCGCGTGATCCGTAATAAGAAAACGCTGGCCTGATTTTCCAATCTATATCTGCATTATTATCACTGGTTCCAGTGTCAGCCTTGTATATAACGCCTCCAGATTGAGCGCCAAAATACAAATCGTCATTAAACAACGACCAACACGCTGCATTCTGGCCTGTAAATTTGCACCAAGCGCCTGTTTGGCTGTTAATAACGTACTGGTAAGCTGTAGTAGACGATATCGGAATGTTAAAAAGCGAATACGATCCTTGAGGATAATGAAGCGACTGCCAGCCAAAAATACTTGAATAGGCCCGTGTAGATTCAAGAAATTCATTTTGGATATTGTTAGACAAAGCTCGGCTGCTTCCCGCCACCTGATCAATAGGCAGGAAAACGGACAAAGAAACAGCGCCATCCTGCGTCAAAACAGTAAGATCAGACCCTACTTTTTCAAGACACCTACGCCCGATCGGTGATCCGATATTAAAAACGCCGACAAGATTCCAAGCAGTAGAAGAGGACGGATCATTCCCGGCGTATATTATACATTCCCCTTCGCTTGTTACGGCAACAAACAAGTCTTCAGGACCAGCGCCGCCATCTCTCGTCCATGATCCAATAGCTTGGATGTAACCGCCCTTACTGCAAAGACCGCCAATGTCAAACGTGGCAACAGTCCCCGCAATGGAAACAACCGGCAGGTAACCAAATACTAAGCTGTCGTTAAAGACAAAGAACAAACGTCTTTGATGGGCCGCAACGTGTACAATATTTGTAGCCGTGACGCCCGCAAGACTTGGCGTAGTGAACGCGCTGCCGTTGTAATAGATAGGCGCATCTTCACCATTAACCATAAAAAGAAAATTGCCGCCGGATGTGCCAAACATTGTTGTTTGCCATCTGGCGTTAGATTTACCCGTCGCAATAGCGGTAGACCCTCCAACAGCAGAGGAGTCGTAAATAACCGAACCAGCCGCAGAGATCAGCTTGCGTGTTGATGGCCCAGCGTATTCAACTAATGTTTCAACCGCGCCTGAACCATTCCCAGTCGAATGGGACTCAAATCCTGACCTTAGATCGCAGCTTGTCAAGTTTGGAAATATATTCTCTAACTCAACAGCAAAATCTTCAGGCATATTGGCGAGAGAGTCGCGGGCGTTCCAGCCGCGAACAGGCGCAGGGATGCTACCACTCTGTGCAGTTTTAGTTTTCCTGGTGTTGTCTAAGAGTGGTTGGAGCATCTGCTACTACCTTTGTCCAATAAGTCTCATTATCATCTCAAGATGCTCTGGCGTAAGGCCACGAGTTGCGCCGAGGTTATCAGGCGAAGCGCCGATTTGAGTAGGAGGCAGGCCACGAGTTGCGCCGAGGTTATCAGGCGAAGCGCCTATATCAATCGGGCCAATATCTGGGTCATAACCAACTTCGTCTATTGTATCAGCGACAAATTCTGGCATTTCCATCGGGTTGACCCCGCCGCCGTCTGTCTGCATTTTTTTTAGAAGAAGTTCGATATCTTCCGCAGTAGGGGCTTTATTCATAACATCATTCCTTTAAAAATCGCCAAATAGCGGGCAATGTTTCTTTAAAAAACTTATCATTAATCACCCCTTTCAAAGTATCTCATTTTCACTTCTTGGGGTTTGAAAAAATCCTTTATAACACCAATTGCCACATCAATATCGTATTCCTTGCAACTAAAAATATCGATATAGCAATCCCCGGTTTTATCTGAAAAATGCCCGGTGATATTGCTGGTTTCGATCATCTGACAAAAACTGTAGCCAGCCGCGTCTGCGTCATGTGTCGCAAAGTGGGCAATCATCGGTTCACCATACGCTTTCATATCTATAGCAGAGACGATTTCATTGATAAATTCCCGAATATTTTTCTCACTTGTTGCCTTCTCTATTGGGCAAGACACGCAATCGAAAAGCGCATGATAGCCCCAAGACATAGCATCACCAACTACCCTCAGGAATATAAACGCCTGCCATAGAACTGCTGCCAGACGTCATATCAAGAACCCTTTTCCCGCCTGCGCGGGACGTTTCATTCGCCAGCTTTTGTTCGTAAGATCGGAAGTCTTCAGAATAATCCAATCCGTTCTTTTTCTTAAACCTCCAAATTACCCCCAATTCCATAAGATTCTCGTCAAGAACGCCAACATCAGTGTCGGCAGCCCATGCCGATTGATTGGTCCCAGAACTGGATTGGCAGAAATAAGTTGATTGATATTCAAACACCCATGTATTGCCCGCAGGGGGCGCTGGGTAGGCGTAGAGCTTCCCACCGAATAACCTGTAGCTAGAATATGGTCCGGTGGCTGTGCGGGCCTTTAAAGCCTGCCATTCAATAGGCGATAATGGCCCCACGACCGGCTGGGTCAGCGTCCGGTCCCAGAATGTCGAGCTAGTAATGTAAGAAAATCCGGGCGCAAGAGTTGTCATAACACCCTGCAATTCGGCAGCAAGGCTTGTGTGAGTCTTTTCTATTTGAGACGCAGGCCACGAATAACGGTCAAGCAACTCACGGCCTTCTGTCTGCGCCAACGACAACAGCGTCCTGACGGTCTGATCTGTTGACGCCACAACAACAGACGGACGAGTTAGGCCAATACTATCGCATGAGTTTTGTACTAATGTTAAAAGCGTCATCTATTCCTCTTTTCGTGGCCTTCCACGTTTTCTGACCGGCTCGTCATCTAAACGCTGCATAAGCTCTGATATCTGAGCGTCTTTACGGCTGACAATTTCAGACAAATCATCAACCTTAATCCGCAAAGCTGCAACCTCTTCCGAAGCCTTGTTGTTCACAGCCGCCGCAAGATATGATTTTGCCTTCTCGGCCATAGCAACGCCGCCCATGCCCAGCTTTCTGATTGTGTCGGCGTTTGCTTCAGCCAAATCCTCAATTGTCCGTACCGTCGCGCCGTGGCACGTCTTTAACTGAGCCGGAGTAACACCGGGCCAATTCTTTAAATCTGTCCCATTAACAGGTGCCTCACGGCCATCTTTCCATGCTTCGTATGCGGTGAAAGCAAACGGAGAAGGCGGTTTGCGGCGTTTATCACCGTGCCGCCACTCTTGAAGAAGGGTATCAGTAATTTGTTTATCAACCACTAAGCCGCCCCCAGGCATGGTGATTATTGCAAATTCCACGTCTTTATAGACCGGCATCCCTTGAGCAATAGATTGCTCGCGGTCTTCTTCTGGCCGTAACTCAAAATCGACATAAAAACCATGTCTTTCTTCTGCTAACATATCGACCATTTTTTTCCCTTTTAGTTGTTAAAAAGGGGATGCCTCACCGAGACACCCCCATTGATTTAAGCCGCAGTCGCGTCATCCATGAATGGCCGCTGAATCTCAAATTCAGCAAGGCCAGTAGATGGCGTGTCTACCGCAGACGCACCCTTGGCAAGTTTTACACGATCACCAGCGACAACAGCATCATCGATGCTACCGGCAGTGGAAGTCGCGAAAACAAGGCCATTGTCAGCATAGCTGGCTTTGGCTTTGCCAACCGCTTTGCCCGAAATCTGATACCAGCCGTATGAGCTGGCAACATTGATGGACATTGCAGTGGCAACTGGGCCAATAGCATTAGCTGCCAAAAGCGCAGTTGAGTTGTCGTCGGCATTGTAAGTGACAAAAGAGCCTAGCACCGTCGATGCAACTCCCTTTAGATAAACAAACTCACCGGCACCATAGGCGGTGTCGGCGCGATCAACTGCTTGGACAATTAGACCAAGCGGATGATTCTGGGTTGTTGAAGTTACAGAAATATTCTGCGCTCCAATTATCGTGTTGGTAATCTCATAGTCAGACATTTTTTCTTCCTTTCAGGAAAAAGAGTTTGCAAGAAAACCTAATTAGGCTTTCATTACGCCCTGAAGTGAACGATTAGAGACGGTCATGTTGCCCTGCCAAATAATCGGCAGAACTTGTGCGTCCTGGTTCACCGAAGACTTTTCGGGGACTTCCGTCCAGTTTGC